CCACAAAACCTTAAAAAGTTCAATATTCGTTCGGGCGATAAAGTTAAGTGCACGGCAAAAGCCGAAAAGGGTGGAAACTCTGCCCCTGCGCTTCAATCGGTTATTTCCATAAACGGACTTGACCCCGACGCGTTTAAGGATAGAAAGTTTTTCGACGACTTAATGCCTTTTTATCCCGATCAAAGAATAACTTTAGAAAGCGAAAATACAAACGATTTATCACTTCGCGCAATCGACCTTTTTGCGCCTATCGGTAAGGGGCAAAGGGGACTTATCGTCGCACCGCCGAAGACGGGCAAAACTACCATACTTAAAAACGTGGCTTTATCGATTGAAAAAAATCACCCCGAAATCAAACTTATCGTGCTTTTAATCGACGAACGCCCCGAAGAAGTAACCGATATGATACGCTCAATCTCGTCCGAAGTCGTTTATTCGACCTTTGACGAAACGGCAGAACATCACGTTCGCACGGCTGAATCGGTAATCGCAAGGGCAAAACGCTTGGTTGAAGTCGGCTCGGACGTAGTGATTTTACTCGACTCAATCACAAGGCTCGCAAGGGCGTACAACAGCGTGGTTGAAAGTTCGGGAAAGATCTTGTCGGGTGGACTTGACCCCGTGGCGCTTCAAGGTCCAAAACGCTTTTTCGGATCGGCAAGAAATATCGACGGGGACGGCTCGCTTACGATTTTAGCCACTGCGCTCGTTGAAACGGGAAGTCGTCTTGACGAAGTTATCTTTGAAGAATTTAAGGGCACGGGCAATATGGAATTGCACTTATCAAAAGACCTTTCGGAAAAGCGTGTTTTTCCAGCCTTCGACCTATATAAATCGGGAACTAGAAAGGAAGAATTATTGCTATCTAAAGACGAACTCGACGCGTCGTACAAAATTCGCAAAGTTTTGTCTAACAGATTTGACGCGACCGAAGGACTTGTGTCGGTAATGGGTAAAACAAAAAACAATTTAGAGTTTATTTCTAAACTTGATTCTTGGCTAAAACTATATAATAAATAGTATGAAATCACTTCGTAATAAAACCATAGACTTTGACGTAAAAGACGGAAAAGTCTATCTTGAAAACTGCATAAAAATAAGCGATTACGACGGCAAAATAAAGAATAAAACCTTGCTTGGCGACACCTTTGATTTTTTAGACAAAATGGAAGACAAGTCGATTGATCTTTTAATCGTCGATCCGCCTTACAACATATATAAGGACTTTCACGGCAATAGTTTTAGTAAAAAGAGCGACGAAAATTATAGCCTTTACACTAAAAAATGGATATCTAAGGTCAAGCCTAAACTAAAAGACACGGCAAGTATTTACGTTTGTTGCGACTGGAAAAGCGCGCTCGTTATAGGCCCGATACTAAACGAAGAATTTATTCTTCGCAACCGTATCACTTGGCAACGCGAAAAGGGTAGGGGCGCAAAATCTAACTGGAAAAACGGACTTGAAGACATTTTCTTTGCAACCGTGTCAAACGATTACACCTTTAATTTAGACGCCGTAAAGACAAGAAAAAAGGTACTTGCGCCTTATAAAGATAACGGAAAACCCAAGGACTGGGAACAAACGGAATTAGGCAAATTTAGAAACACTTGCCCCTCAAACTTTTGGGACGACGTATCCGTACCTTACTGGTCAATGAAGGAAAACACGGCACACCCCACCCAAAAACCCGAAAAACTTATTGCAAAACTAATCCTTGCAAGTTCAAATGAAAAGGACGTCGTTTTAGATATCTTTGCGGGTAGCGGAACGACGGGCGTGGTTGCTAAAAAACTTAAAAGGCAGTATATAAATATCGAACAAAACCCCACCTATTGCGCTTGGGGTGAGTATCGATTGCTTTTAGCAGATACCGACAAAACCATACAAGGCTACGAAGACGGCGTATTCTGGGAAAGGAATACTAAGCCGAACAAAACCCCAAAAACCAAATAGGATTATTAAAATAAAGCACTCACGCTCGTGGGTGCTTTTTTGTATACTAAAAATTTCAAAAAGTCAATGTTATATGACAAAAAAAGCACAAATTTATTTGGTGAATTTATGTCATAAACCCCTTTTATTTTCAAAAAAAACTGCTACAATGCGCTTGACAGCAAAGGGGCGAAATGAGAGAAGTTATCGAAAAATTAAAAAAAATCGAAGCCGAAATTTCAAGGCGAAAAGAAAACGATTATTTATCTAGATATAACGTGGGGGAAAAGGTACACGAAAAGCAAATTGCCTTTCATAAATGCCCAAAGAAAAATAGGTGGGTGTTCGGTGGCAACAGGTCGGGTAAAACCGAGTGTGGCGCAGTCGAATCCATTTATATGGCAAGGGGGATACACCCCTATCGAGAGAACCGAAAGGACGTATTCGGTTGGGTGGTGTCGCTGTCAAGCCAAGTGCAACGGGACGTTGCGCAAAGAAAGATTTTATCTTACCTTAACCCCGACTGGATAGTGGACGTAACGATGCTATCGGGCAGAAAAGAAAACCTAAAATCGGGGATAATCGACCAACTGTTTATCAAGAACGTGTTCGGTGGAATATCGGTCATCGGCTTTAAGTCGTGTGACCAAGGAAGGGAAAAATTCCAAGGCAGTTCCTTAGACTTCGTGTGGTTTGACGAAGAACCCCCAAAAGACATCTACGACGAGTGCAAAATGCGTGTTTTGGACAAAAAAGGTGATATTTTCGGCACGATGACGCCCTTAAAAGGCTTGACTTTTATCTACGATGAAATCTATCTAAACGTCAATAATTCGGACAAAGTTTGGTACGAGTTTATGGAATGGGGGGATAACCCTTACTTAGACCCTGACGAAGTGGAAAGTTTAACTAAGTCGTTATCTAATGACGAGTTAGAGAGCCGTAGGTACGGTAGGTTTAGGTCGTTTTCGGGGCTTGTTTATACCGAGTTCGACGAAAACTACCACGTCATTGATCCTATAAATATACCTATGGACTGGCAAGATACGATTTCCATTGACCCAGGGCTTAACAATCCCTTGTCGGCGCACTGGTACGCAGTCGATTACGACGGCAATATTTACGTGGTGGCAGAACACTTTGAAGCGGGCAAGGACGTAGAATATCACTCTAAAAAGATAAAAGAAATTTGCGACAAAATCGGTTGGCGACGCGATAAATCGGGAAGGATAAACGCGCTTATCGACTCTGCCGCAAACCAAAAGACCTTGTCGTCCTTAAAGAGTGTTAGCGAACTTTTTTACGACCACGGTATAAACGTAAACGCCAAAGTTAACAAAGATATGTTTTCGGGCATTCAGCGTGTAAAAGGCTACTTTAACAAAGCAGAATTCCGCCCTAAAATTTTTATCTTTAAGACGTGCGTAAACCTTATTCGCGAAATAAAAAGTTATCGTTGGGGAGAGGGCGATCACCCCGTAAAGACGGACGACCACGCGCTTGACGAACTAAGGTATTACATAATGACAAAACCAAATAATATTCCCTTAAAGCCCCAAAAATCTGCTGTAACTTTAGACAAGGAAAGGCTTATTAGGAAAATTATCAATGAAAGAAAAATCTAACCTTTCTTTAAGCGAGAAAAAACTTAGGTCGGCGCTCATTAAAAAAGCGCTCGGCTACGATGCGACGGAAGTTGTGGAAGAATACGTCAGCGGAGAGGAAGGCGAAATAAAACTGAATAAGAAAAAAGTAACCAAAAAAAACGTTCCGCCCGACCTTACGGCACTAAAAATGCTCATGGACGAAGGTGAAAAAGACTTTAAGGAAATGAGCGATGAAGAACTCAAGATAGAAAGAAATCGGCTACTAGGTATACTGGCGGAAGAAAACGACCAAAAAGGAGCAAAAAATTGAAACAAGAAAACCAAAAATCGCGTGAAAAATACGTTGAAGAACTGATTGAGTTTGTAAACGGCGAATTTTCTAGGCGAAGAAGTGAACGCTATCTATTTGAAAGACAGTGGGAACTGAACTTAAAATTTTTGTCGGGAAGTCAACACTTAGGCATCGACGGGCGTGGGGAAATCACCGAAGACGGTAAGGATTTTACTTGGCAAAATAGGGAAGTATTTAACCACATCGCGCCCATTATAGAATCAAGGCTAGCCAAGTTTTCAAGGGTAGTGCCCGTTCTAGGCGTACGCCCCGTGTCTTCGGACGAGGACGACGTAAAAAATTCCGTTCTTGCCGAACGACTTATAGCAGAAGCCTTAAAACGGACGGATATGATTAGCATTGCAAAGCAAGTTACCGCGTGGAGTGAAACGTGTGGTACTGCCTTTTACAAGGTGGTATGGTCGAACGACGCGGGCAAAACTATCGGGCAAGTGGACGGCAAACCCGTTCACGAAGGGGACGTAAAAATCATACCCGTATCCCCCTTTGAAATCTTTCCCGACAGTATCTTTACCGAAGATATTAGCGAGTGTAAAAGCGTTATTCACGCAAGGGCAATGGACGTAAACGAAATCCGTAAAAAGTACGGGGTAGTAGTTACGGGCGAAGAAATCGGCGTGTACGATTTATCCCCTAAGTCCACCCTAAAAATCAATAAAAAGGACGCAAAAAGTTGCCTTACCAATTCCAACGTGGTAATTGAGTACTATGAAAAACCGACCGAAGAATTTCCTAACGGAAGACTTATCACCGTATCCGACGACAAACTGTTATACTACGGCGACTTACCGTACAAAAACGGGGTGGAAGAAAGTAGAACTTTCCCATTCGTTAAGCAAGAAAGTTCGTCCGTTTCGGGCAGTTTTTTCGGCACCAGCGTAATCGATAGACTAATACCCGTTCAGCGCGCGTACAACGCCGTAAAAAATAGAAAGCACGAATTTTTAAATAGGCTTTCCATGGGCGTAATGGCAGTTGAAGACGGATCTATCGACGTGGACGATTTATCTACCGACGGCTTATCACCGGGCAAAGTTTTAGTGTACAGACAGGGCGCAACCCCACCAAAAATGATTGAAGAAACCACCCTTCCCGAAGACTTTAAGGACGAAGAAGAAAAGTTAATGAACGAATTCGTCGCAATATCGGGACTGTCGGACGTATCTTCAAGCAAGCAAAACTCTAATTTAAGTAGCGGTAGTGCATTAGAACTCTTGGTAAGTCAAGATAACGAGCGCATGACCGTAAACGCCGAGACGATAAGGCGTTGCTACGTGGAAGTTGCAAAGCAAGTTTTACGACTTTACGCGCAGTTTTTAAGTGGAATTAAGGCGGTAAACTACCAAGATTCCTTTAACAAGACGCGCATTTGCTACGCGGACGGCAAGTCGGCAAAATCGGACGACGTGTATTTGGTCAGTGAAAACGAACTTTTATACACCGAGAAACAAAAGAAGGAACTTATCTTAAACCTTTACGAAAGTGGAATTTTATCGGACGATAACGGCAAGATATCAAAGCGTACCAAAGAAAAGGTTTTAAGCCTTTTAGGTTACACCGAACTTGATAGCACGAGTGGTATTTACGCACTTCACGAAGAAAAGGCGCAAGAAGAAAACCAAAGACTTTTATCAAAAGACGTAAGTGTCGACGAGTTCGACGACCATAAAATTCATACGGACGAACACGTTAGATATTTACTTACCGAGTATCGCGATTTAAGTGATACCGAAAAACAAAGAATAAGCGCGCATATTAAAGCGCACGAAACCCTACTTCCCAAAACGGAAGTAGTAAAAGAAATCTAAAAAATATGGGAGAAAAATAGAGAATGGGAAACATCAAAGACAATGAACAAATTACGCTTGAACCACAAACTGCAGGGGCAGATGAAAAGAGTACTGGTGGAATAGAAAAGGCAATCTCGTTGGGAAAATTTAAGGACGTACAATCCCTTCTTGACGCGTACAACTCTTTACAGGCTGAGTTCACCAAACGCTGTCAGAGACTAAAAGAGTTGGAGGGACTATCGAATTTTGACAAAACGGGCGAAACCGTTCCAAAACAAGTAGAAGTGGGCGAACCGAGCATCGAAAAAGGTATAACCGACGAAGACAAGAAAGCAATACTTCAAGACTACCTTAAAAGCGTGCTTGGTTCAAAGCAAACGGCAGTCGTAATCGACGGAGCGGGCGTCGGCGTGAGGACGCCTGCAGAAAAGCCCAAAACCATTTCCGAAGCGGGCGTGCTTGCTAAGGAAATTTTACAATAACGATTATTTTAAGGAGAATTAAAATATGGCAGTGACCATTTCAAACGCGGACAAAGCGTTAAAAACTTATTATCTTGACGTTGTTGCAGAACAACTCAATACCAAAGTAAACCCCTTTTTGTCTATGATTAAACAAAGTACGGACGACGTATGGGGTAAAGAAGTCAAAAAACTTGCAATTTGCGGTGTAAACGGTGGTATCGGTGCAGGTACTGAAGACGGCGACCTTCCCACTGCAAACGGCAACAACTACGAACAATTCACCGTTTCGCTTAAAAACCTTTACGGCACTATCGAAATTTCCGACAAGGCTATAAGGGCGTCCGAAAACAACGCAGGCGCGTTCGTAAGTTTACTCAACGCCGAAATGGAAGGATTACTTAAATCTTCAACCTTCAACTTCGGCAGAATGCTTTTCGGCGACGGCACGGGCGCAATCGCAACCGTAGTATCGTCGAGTGGTAAAGTCGTAGTTTTAGAAAGCGTTAAAAACGTTATCGAAGGTATGGTTTGCGATATTATGACGGCTAACGGCGATATCGTTCAAACGGGAAAAACTATCGTTGCAGTTGACAGAAAGGAAAAGACCATTACTTTCTTAGAAGGAATTCCTTCGCTTGATGCAGGTATGATTATCACCGTTCAAGGCTCATATGGTAATGAAATCACCGGTCTTAAAGCAATCTTTAATAAGACGGGCAGTCTTTACGGTTTAGACAAGGCAACCCACGGCTGGCTTAAACCTTATATCAAGGAAAACGCAGGCACGATCACCGAACTCGATATTCAAACTGCAATCGACGAAATCGAAGAAGAAAGTGGCTCGACCGTTAACGTTATCGTATGTTCTTGGGGTGTGCGTCGTGCACTTCAAAAACTCTTTAGCGAAAATAGACGCTCTGTAGACACCGTAGAACTTAGTGGTGGCTATAAGGCAATGTCTTATAACGGTATCCCCGTTATCGCTGATAGATTCTGTCCCGAAGGCACTATGTACCTTTTGAACACCGAAGATTTTACGCTTCACCAACTTTGCGACTGGCAATGGCTTGAAGGTGAAGACGGCAAGGTCTTAAAACAAGTTGCAGGTAAACCCGTTTACACGGCAACCTTAGTCAAATACGCAGACCTTATGTGCGCTCGCCCTAACGGTCAAGGTATGATTTCGGGCATTACCGAAGAATAAAAAATAAACCAAGTACGGGCGTGCCAAAGGGTACGCCCGTTTACTTAAAAAGGAGAAAGTATGACGGTAAAAGATATAATTAAAGTACAAGCCTTGCTAGTCGGAAGACAAGACGTTTTCGACTACCTTTCGGGTAAAACTGAAAGTCCCGATACGGCAACGATAAAAGCCGTCGATTTAATGGTAAATTGCGTAAATCTAATATTGAGCGAACTTGCGTGTACCTATATTCCTATGACGACCACCTTTACTGCGACCGACAGCGAAATAGTCTTTGCAAATCTTCCCGAACGAATTTTGGAAATTCAATCGGTAAAAGATAAATCGGGCAGGGAAAAGTCGTATAAGTTTACGCCCGAAAAAATTTCGGGATTAAATAAGGGCGACGTGCTAATCTATTCCTACCTTCCGTCGAATTACGGCTTAGACGAAAAGATAGGGTATAACGAAACGCAAATTTCTAATCGTGTTTTGGCTTACGCAGTTGCGTCAGAGTACCTACTTACCGAACGCGCTTTTGACGAAGCCGTTATGTGGCGCAATCGCTACGTAAACGAACTAAGCGACAGTATCAAAGTAAAAAACTCTAAAATCAAGGCAAGGCGGTGGTATTAATGCTAAATAAACTCACTTCGGTAAAAGATAAAGACTCCGAAAAAAAGTTGAGCGAATTTAGTAGTATTACTAAAAATTCTAGGTCGATTTATGCGAACGGAAAACTGACTTTGGGGCTAGACTATAACGAGATGTCGTCTTTAGGTTGCGCGCCCCAAAAAGTGTTTTATTCAAACGATAAAGTTTTTCTTTATTGTCAAGATAAAAGGGTGTACGCTTTGGACGGCAAAACTCTTTTTAGAATTTCGATTACTGAATTTGA